TGTTGTCTATCTCGCTTGCCAGTACATTCTTGCTAATAATAGTAATTTCCTTTACGGCCTTTCTCATTTTATTATATTGCTCTTCTGTGATCTCTTCGTATGGTGCTTGTTTGAAACCGTGTTCTTTGTGAAGAAGGAAAGAGACTGACTTAATATTCTCTTTGTAATTGTTCTTTAGCCATTCCTTGATCTCGTCTATCTCTTCCTTCTTGTAATAAACGGTCACTGAAATAGAGTTGTCTGCCCACTCCTTTTGTAACTCCTTCACGAGCTCAAGCTGCTTAATAGCAGACATATCTTTTGCAGTAGTAACGCCTTCATTAACTCTGCAGGGAAACTCTACCACAACCGTGTTCTTGTCGTCTTCGCCATCAAAGCCTAGCTGATACTCAACATGGAACCCTTTCTCCCTGCAATAATCAACTATTGGATCGTTTGATGCCATCCTTATACGTCTAATGAAGAAACTAGAATATGCAGGATGAACACCAGGAGTAGAGCCAGACAGAATACTAAGAGTCCCCGAAGGTTTAATAGTGGTAATACGAATAGAGTCAGGATATCCATTTTTCTTTGACCACTCCTTATCATATTTTTTAAGTTCTCTGTATGTATAATCGTACCACTTCTCTTTAAGTGCCTTGTCGTTTTGGCAAATACCCGTAACACCAACGCCGATCTTCATGTTCTTGTTCACAATTGCTGTAGTCTCGTCATGATAATACTTCATGTTGCAAATTGCTTTTTGGTACTTATAAAGAAGTTTTGCACACTCCAACATCTGTTCTTTGTTGATGATGTTGTTCATGTATAATTCTGAAAGATTGCAAATCTCCTTATTGCCTAGCGGAATTTCTGCACATGGATTGAAACCTTCAATTGTCGGATCTGGATGCTCCTCACCAAGTCTGCCGCACTTACGGGCAAGCTTAAGATTTACAATCCCATATGGCTCACCGTTGCCAAGATATCCTTCCCAAAATATATTCAGAAGATGATCAATATCTGTGCAATAAACAGAGTTGTTTGACATTCCTCGCCAATTGGGAATCTCACCAGTGTCCCAGCGCTTAGCCTTCAAGAACGAAACGTCGTCCACGTCTCCAATGGCAATCTCTGCTGATCTGCGAACGTTGCCTGATACTACAATCTTACCAAGAATATTACAAATATCAAGAGCATCGATTGAGCGGACCTTCTTACCTACCCTGCCATCTAATACATTACAAATCTCTTCTACACCTTCAATAAGAATACCGGGGCCAGAAGCTACGCCACCAAATGTTGTTATCTTTTCACCGGCACCACGAACGATCACTGTTGAGTAACTGAATGGTTTGCCGGTCTCAAAGTACGACTTAAAGACCTTGCGAAGCAACTCACTCCAACCTTCTCTTGAGTCTGGAACAATAAAGTCGGCATCTTTGGTGTTCTTGTGTGTGATCTTTACATTATCTTTAACACGGGGCAGTTCATGAACGTCTTCTCTCTTAATAGAGAACCCTACACCGCCGCCAAGCATTGAATTTTCAAACAAGAACAAGAAATCGTGATAGTCTCTGATAGAAGTGAAAAGGCAATTGACTAAACTGTTCCCGCCTAGCTTATCTACCGTTGGCGTATCTAGTTGCCAAAGAGCCCTACCTGCAAAGTTGCAACGAAGATGAAATACATGATCAAAAAGTTTTTCAGCCTCTTCCTTTGTATATTTCGCACCAATCTTCTGTGCGCCCCTAATACAACGAGCTACTGTTTCCCACCACTCTTCTGTCCTGTCCTGTCCCTCTACGACCCGCGAGTAAGTTCTTTTATAGACTACGTAACCTAATCCATTAAATCCCCATTCTGGTTGCTTGTCCTTGTATTTTGAAAGAAAGCTGCTTGAAAGAATTTCTTCTGGCGTTGGATAAACTGTATTCGGCATCATTACCTCTTCGGTTTACTGTGTATTCTACCTTGCCCCTGAAAAGCAGTGCAACGCTATAGGCCCTTCCCCTATAGATGATACCTTTTGCCGCGAGGACAGTGGATGGTGGGGGACCACTGGTATCAGCCACTACTTGACTTATCTTAGTCTACGTTGCCTTTCTAGGGAATCTATAAGGCGGCCTCTAATGGCAACCCTAAGAGATTTTACATGCGCTTGCTTTCGTGGGCCCACATGCGAAACCGTCTTTACGGTTTCCTACCTAGAAAGACGAATTGTGTTAGTTCTGTGCTACTTCCTCAACAGCCTCTTCAAAGTTATTTACGATAAAATCCTTTGAATAGACCTTCTGACCAGTCTTCTTGTCAAGATATGAAGAGTTGCTAATATATCCAGTAAACGAAATCATCGCCCCATCATTCACTGAATCATCAAACTCCTGAGCCTTCTCCTTAAAGATCTTCAGGAAAAATGTATTTGAAAACTTAGGGTTCTTTGCCGGAACAGATAGCTGTACTGTGCAAAACGGCTTGCCATTGGCACTAAACTTGAAGTCCTTGCGCTTGACCGTGCCGCTTAGCTTGAAAAAGTTAATTCCGGTATTGGGCTTCTTGCCCTTAGGTGAGTCAGACATTTGTATCTCCTTTTAGTTGAAAATAGAATATTATATCTTAATTATATCCTTATTAAACTACTTTTACTGCATTATTTATAGCTATTTCTATTTCTTCCTGTGTTAGGTCCGCTGGGTCCTTGCCTTCTGGTCCTGTTACTTTAAATAGATTAAAGTAACCTTTAAGTTGTTTAATAATTTCTTTCGCGCCGCTTTCTCCTCCTTCGTCTGCATCTAAAAAGATATATACTGTAATGAAGTTTCTAAGTAATATTCCTTTCTTTTCCTGTGTTAGATTGTTTCCTAAGCAAGCGATCCCGTTAACAAAGCCCTTCTGAAAAAGATTCATTACATCAGATGGGCCCTCACAAAGAATCGCCGTACCATTGTTGCTATTCCTATCCTTTATTACATTGTGCACATTGAAAAGTACGTTTCTTACATTTGAATTAATGTAATGTTTCCATTTAGGTATTTCTCTCTCTTTGTAGTCTTTATGAATAGTCCTGCCTGTTATGCCGGCAAGGTTGCCATCTTCATCTCTCAGTGGTACTACTACTCTTTTTTCTTTTTGATCGAAGCCAACTTGAAAATAGTCTAGGGTTTCTTTTGTGAACCCTTTATCTTGAAAAAAGTCACCTCTCGCCCCAACCATCGCGAGAATGTCTTGTTCATTAAAGAGAGTAAAAGGTTTAAATTCGACCTTGTCAAACTTATTGAGTGCAGATAGCTTTTTCTTATAATTGACCTTAGCTTCATCTGATAGTCCTAAAGTGTCTTTGTCCAGTTCAAAAAAATCAACTACGAAACGAACAGAGTCCTTGAATGTACATGGTTGACCCTGTTGTCTTAGCTTATGCATTACATACTTGAAAATGTCACCTGAAACCTTGCAACCAAAACAATGAAAATATCTACTCTCTATATTATATGAAAATGAAGGCGAATCATCTTTATGAAATGGACAACAGCAGGTGACGCTATAGTAGCTCGTTTTTACGCGTTTTTCATTAAAATAAATAAGTAAATCATAAAAAGAAGACTTACTCTTTATCATTTCTAGATCATGAAGCTTAGACCCCACCTTCGTGGACCTCAAAGTACTTGAGGATAGTTCCGTTGTAATCGAGGTTAATTCCGACATTGTCTTCTTCTCCGGACCTATTATCGACGACCTTAATCCTTTGATTGCCTCGATACTGGCCTGATTCTTGGTCATTTGCCAACTCCTTTTTTGTTTTTGCGGTTAGTTCCATGAAAGTATTACAAAACCATGTAAGTTCATAAGAGTTAGCGACTTCGCCGGCCCTGTTTGTCTGACAAGCTGCTAAAACTGGTATATCTAGGTCTCCTGCTAAGATCTTTAAACCATCTGAAAATTGACCAAGTACTTTGTATTCTTTCTCTTCGCGCACCTTTGAATAGCCAGACTGTGGCATCTTAATGTAGTCGAACAACATCAGACAATCCTTTGTCTTACCGTTCTCGTCTTTGCCAACAACATTAGACACGAACTTCCTTGTTAGAGCAATAACTTTCTCAAGTGTGAAATCTCGCATGTTGACGTGATAGAAGTCGCCCTTCTTAAACTCATTCATTGTGTGTCCAAGTCTCTGTTCGCGCTCCTTAGTCAGGTAGCCTTTCAAAATATCCTTCTCTGGTATTTCTGAAAGACACGAAAGAGACCTTGAAAGAGTTTCGCCATCAGACATCTCTGTAGAGATCATCAACGTTGGGATGTGCTGCTTGACGGCGACATTGAGGCCTATGTTAAGTAAGAAGGCTGACTTACCTGTCTTCTTCGGGGCAGATACAATGATAAGGTTCTG